ATTTTGTATGGCATCTCCGAAGAATAAATATTCGTGGGGATAATATTTCAGTAATTGTATAAAGATTTTTAAAATTTTTTTTTAAATTATATTTTAATATTTTTTTTATATTTTAATAAATTATAAAAATGTCTCGTGAATATCTTGATATCCGCCCTTCTAATTTAACGCCAAATGGAGTTGTAAGTTATAAATCAGGACAACCTATTATTAAGTTCGATATTGCAGAACAAGATGCCTTTTTATATGGCAATTCAGTTCGTATTTGTGGAAAATTAAAGATTACTAAAGATGGAGCAACAGTTCCAAGTGGTGCTGATACTCTTGAAATTGATTCTCGTACAGGAATATTTGGTATGGTTGATACTATTACTTTATCTTCAACTAAAACTAAACAAACTATTGAATCAATCCGCCATTATAATAGATTCATGAGTTCTTATCTTCCAACAACAGCATCTAATCAGGATTTATTAGGTCATTTATCTCAAGCAGGTTTAACTGTTCCTTCTTCTGATACTTCAAAATTAGGTGTTGTAATGCAAGATAAAACTAATTCAAATGAGTTCTGTGTATATCTTCCAACTGGACTTCTCCAAAATGGAAAACCTATTCCATTAAGTGCTGATACTATCGGAGGAATAACTATGGAAATCCACCTTGCTCCTCCATCTATGTTTTTATTTGATGCAACTGGAAATGCTGTTGGTAGCGGTTATAGTAATGCTGATTATACATTAGAAGATTTAAAACTTGTTTGTGAAGTTGAAAGAATGACTCCTGAAAATAAAATGTCCTCAAAGGTTAATGGTTTTGAATATCAATCAATATCGAGTTATTATAGTACTATCAATAGCACAAATGCTATCCTCAATTATTCTCTAGGATTAAGTAGAGTTAGAAGTGTATTTATGAACTTTATTAAATCATCTTATCTAAATAATCTTAATCAAAACTCACTTCAAACTATAATGCCTATTAAATCAGCAGGTTCTCAAGCATCTGCAAATCAAGTTGTTTTCACTCGTGGAGGAGTTCGCTTCCCAGATCATTTTAATCAAGATACTAACTATAAACAAGATTCAACTGTTGAACCTGTTGATCCTGAACTATCTAGAAACTTCTTGAATGCTATTGTTCCATTTAGTAAAATAAACAGGTGCCAAATCTCTCCAGTCAATACTAACAGAAACTGGACTGGAAATGATAATGATGTATTAAATGGAGGATTAGTTTGGGGTCTTGGTGTTGCTTATGATACATTAGGATCTGATGGTGCTGATTTCAGTAATACTAACTGGGGATTACAATTTAATCTTGATTTAGATGATGATTCACCTAATTCTGTATTTGTTTTCGTCCATGCTAAAAATACATTATTATTTAGCGGTGCAGGAATCCAAGTAGTATCTTAATTTTTTCTATACTTATTTTTTATGAATATTTTTTTAATTTTTATTATATTATTTTAAAGTATAATAAAAATGAGTTATAGTGATGAAGGTATGCCAAAACAACTTCAAATGGGACAAGATGCTATTCCTGATTTGCTCCGTGTAGGTTCTATCCCAAGTAATACAGAAGCAAATGTTGATACTGATATTTTAGAACCTGTTATTTTTTCTGAATCTTTTATCAGATATCAATTAGTTAATAAAGGTTTTTTAAATCCTTATTCTAGATTAACTTTTCAATTAGAAAATGTAAGTTCTCAATCAGGTTCTAATGTACGCTCCTTCCTTCCAATTAATGTTGGTGTTGGTGCTATTATTAAATCTGCAAGATTAAAGATTGGAAATCAAACTATTCAAGAAATAGAAGATTTCACAGATTATTATGGTTATAAATCATTATTTGTTAATAATGAAGTTCAAAAAGAAAGAGAACAATATTTATCAGGAAGATGTATGTCTCATAGTCAATTCTTTGATGACACAGTTAATATTGCAACAAATGAAGATTTTAATCAACATACTGATTTAGATAATGGTTTAGAATATTTAAGCAACGCTTCAGGATTAACTAGTGGATTATTAGCAAGAGAAATGAGTTTAATTGCAAGAAAAGGTGTTTTCTCTATTACTCTTGAAGAAATCTTGCCTGTATTTAGAAATACTGCTTTCCCTTTATATATGCTTAATAATGATATGCCAGTCCAAATTGAACTTGAACTTCATTCCTCAACTGATGGATCTAGATATGGTATGAATGGAGAATTAAATGGTTCAGGCAATCGAGTTAATAATGATGTTCCAATTACATTAAATCGTAATGAATGCCGTATGATTGCTGATTATACAACATATTCCCAATCACTTATGGATTCCTATGCTAATGCTAATAAAAACATGAACTGGACTTTTATGGATTATCAATTAACTAAATTAACCCTTGCTAATTCAGGAGCAGGTGAGAATGTTATTAGAAATGTTGGTGGTGCTGGAAGATTAGTTCCAAGATTATTTGTTGCAATTGCTGATGAATCTGTAAATCCATCTCACAGGATTTTAAATAAATATAGTTCTGAAGCAAATGCTTCAACTGGATTAGCATACGGACAACTAACTTCTAATATTAAAAAGAATGATAGATTCATATTCCCTATCGATAGAAGCAATACAGCACTTCATTTTCATGGTCTTGCTGATGCTGAAGGTATGGTTCCATTTGTACTCCGTGATGAATATTCTAGACAAGGCGGAAGAATTGGAGATCAGTTCTTTGAACTCAACGCTCAAAATACTAATCTAGAAGGTAAGTTCTTTTATACAGCATATAAAATGCCTGATGGTGAGCGTGTAAATAGCAGAGGTTTAGAATTACATTCCAAGATGAAATCTCTTCCTGCTGGTGCTTATACTATGAGATGCTATATTGAAGCAATTAAAGTTGCAACATTACAAGATGGTGTCTTTGGTTGTTATTATGCTTAAATAAATATTATTATTAATATCATTTTATTAAAGTGTCCTCAAAGTCCTCAAAGTCCTCAAAGTCCTCAAAAATATTTATAGTTTCCAAAAATACAAATAATTCATTTTATAGAATTACAAAAAACAAAAACAAAAATATTGCCGAGAAAGTCAGGACATTTTGAGGACTTTGAGGACAATTAGGACATTAATATTTTTTTATTATTTTTTATTTAAAATAAAAATCTTAATTAATTATAATATGAGTGAAGAAAATATTAAAGATTTAATTAAGAAAGCAAGACCTAATATCAAAGATAATTCATTAAAGATATATGTTTCTAATCTTAATAAACTAATGAAAATGTTTGAATCAGATAATTTAGATTTTTTAAAAGATGAAAAAAAAGTCCTTGAAAAATTAAAAGATTTGTCCGATAATACAATTAGAAATTATTATAATGCAATATTGATATATTTAATGTCTATAAATAAAGACAAGAAATATGATGATGAAATAAAAGTTTATGGTGATTTAAGAGATGATTTAAATAAAAAATATGAAGATCAACAAGCAACAGGTACAATATCAGAAAAACAAAAAGAAAACTTTGTTGATATTAAAGAAGTTTATGATATGATTGATAAAATAGGAAATGAGATAAAAGAAAAAAAAATAAAAAAGAAAGAAGATTTAACAGGGAAAGAGAAACAATTATTAATGATATATATTATTTATAATATATATGTGAGATTGCCGATGAGAAATGATATTGCAGGAATGGAAGCAATATCTAAAAGACAATATAATAAATTAACTGAAGAAGAGAAAAAAGCAAAGAATTATTTAGTTGTTGAAAAAGGAAAAATGATGATGATATTAAATAAATATAAAACATCTAAAAAATATGAAGAAAATAAAATTGAGGTTCCTAAAGATTTAGAAAAGTTATTGAGGTTATATATTAGAATAAATGGAATGGGAAAATTATTCACAACCTCAACAGGAAATGAATTATCTAGAAATGCTTTAAGTCAGTTATTATTAAAGACATCACAAAAATATATGGGAAAAAATATCAGCACAACTATGTTAAGAAAAATATATTTATCATCTAAATATGCTGATGTTAAAGAAGAAATGAAAAAGGACGCTAAAATCATGGGTCATTCAGTTGCAACACAGCAAAAGGTTTATGTTAAGAATGATGAAGAAGATGAATCTAATCAAAAATAACTTTGAACTTTCCTTTTCTCAATATTAATCCATTAACTTTTTTATTTTTCAATTTATTTTTTGCTTTAATATCCAAATCCTTT